GCTTGCAGCGACCATCAACTCCACGGACACCACGATCACGCTTAACTCGGTGGTTGGGTTAGCCGGAGCTGGATTTATTCGTTTAGACAACGAAGATATTTACTACACATACGTCACAGGCAATACCCTTGGTGGCGTGTTCCGTGGCCAGAACAACACAACCGCAGCCTCTCATTTGATTAGCACTGCCGTGTATGTTCCGCAGCTCCCTGCTGTGACTGTCTGGCCAACTCCAGACAACTCTACGCCATATCAGTTTGTGTACTGGAGACTGCGCCGGGTTCAGGATGCTGGTTCCGGTATTGAGACGTCGGATATGAACTTCCGTTTCCTACCCGCTTTGACCGCAGGCTTGGCGTATCACATTGCCGTCAAAGTGCCAGAATTAATGCCGCGCATACAGATGCTCAAACAGATCTACGACGAAACATTTGAGACTGCCGCTGGCGAAGACCGTGAAAAGGCCGCTGTTAGATTTGTACCCCGTCAGATGTTTATCGGTGGGAGTATGTAATGGGTAACCGATTCGCATCCGGCAAGATTGCGATTGCTGAGTGTGATCGCTGTGGACAGCAGTACAAATTAAAGAAGCTTAAGACAGAGGTCATTAAGCAACGTCAGTATCAGTTGTTGGTGTGTCCAGAGTGTTGGGATCCGGATCAGCCGCAGTTAATGCTAGGCACGTTCCCAGTAGATGATCCGCAGGCATTGCGTAACCCACGCAGGGATACGACCTATGTGACATCTGGTGTAAATGCCAATGGCAATCTTTCAGGTGGTTCACGGGACATCCAGTGGGGGTGGCTACCGGTGGGTGGGGCTAGTTTAAATGATGCTGGAATCACACCAAACTACTTGATAGCCACCACATTTGTAGGTACAGTCTCTATATCTTAAGGAGTTTAAACATGGCATTCACACGATCAGCAGATGGCATCGCCAAGCAAGGGAAAACCAAGGGTAAAAACCTTGGTGACAGCGGCCCTACAGTGGGCGAAATGTCTGGCGGTAAAGGCAAGGGCGGCGGTAAAACCAACGCCAACATGAAAGCAATGGGCCGTGGTTTGGCTAAGATTGCAGCACAAAAGCGAGGCTAATCATGGCAACATTCAGCAAGAAATTAATGGGTAAAGAAGTTGGCGACGCCAAGGTCTATGCCACTCCACACACAATGACTGGCAAGGTTGTTAAAGCTTCTACCAATCCCGGCAAAGAGTCTGACATTGGCAGCACAGATACAATGCGCATGAGTCTTGGCAACTACAACAACGCTAAGAACAGACCTGACACCAAAACAACTGGTATCAAAATTCGTGGTACAGGCTGCGCTACCAAAGGCACGATGGCTAGAGGCCCGATGGCATGACGTACAACGAACTCGTCACGATGGTTTCAGATTACTGTGAGAACACGTTTCCCACAGCGGATATGAACACGTTCATTCGGCAAGCAGAGCAGCGTATTTACAACACTGTTCAGATCGCCAATTTGCGTAGAAACATGACGGGTACTTTGTCAGCAAACAATAAATATTTATCCGCTCCCGGCGACTTCCTGTCTACATATTCTTTGGCAGTGATTGACACCAACGGCGACTATGTTTATTTGCTCAACAAAGATGTGAACTTCATCAGGGAAGCATATCCCAGCTCATCTGCAACGGGTCTTCCAAAGCATTACGCCATCTTTGGCCCGTCAACATCTGATTCCAAAGAGTTGTCGTTTATCCTTGGCCCTACACCAAATACCAACTACGGTGTGGAGTTGCATTTTTACTACTACCCAGAATCCATTGTGACTGCTGGCCAGACTTGGCTTGGCGATAACTTTGATTCTGCGCTGTTGTATGGAACGATGTGCGAGGCAATCACCTACATGAAGGGTGAGGTCGACATGGTTAAGTTGTATCAAGATCGCTATGTGCAGGCGATTGCTCTGCTCAAGAACTTGGGTGATGGCAAACAGCGTCAGGATGCTTACCGCGACGGTCAGGTTAGGGTTGCTGTTTCATGAGTTCTATTGTCCAAACGCAAACCACCAGCTTCAAAAAGGAGCTGTATCAGGCCGTGCATGACTTTACGACAGACACGTTCAAGATTGCTCTGTACACGGCCAATGCTGATTTAAACGCTGCAACCACTGTTTACACGACATCCAATGAAGTGACGGGTGGTGGTTATGTGGCCGGTGGGATTGCGTTGACTGGCGTGACCATTAATTCTGATGGCTACACCGCCTACGTGAACTTTAACAATGCAGCTTTTGGTGCGGCAGTGACAGCGCGGTGTGCTTTGATCTACAATGTTACCAAGGCAAACAGATCGGTGGCGGTGTTGGACTTTGGCTCAGATAAAACATCCAGCTCCTTCCTCGTAACCATGCCATCTAATACGGCAACAACCGCGTTAATTCGCTCTTCAAATTAAGGAAATATCATGTCAAATGAAATTGCAAAAGCCTCTGATGCCGTGAATAGCGGTTTGGTTGCTGGCACTAAGAACACTGAAGTGGCTAAGGCCACAGGTCGCTTCCTCATGGAATGCTATGACAAGGACGGCATCCTCAAGTGGTCTGCCGAAGAAAGCAACCTCGTGGTAAACGTTGGTCTTCAGTATATGGCTGGCACAGCTTTGACAAGCACAACTCAGATTACCACTTGGTACATCGGCCTGTACGGCGCTGGCGCTTCTAACACACCTGCCGCTGGTGACACCATGGCTTCCCACATTGGTTGGACTGAAGTAACACCATACGCTGGCGCTCGTCCTACCGCTACCTTTGCTGCGGCTACTAATGCCAACCCATCAGTTGTGACCAACACTGCATCCCCTGCCTCTTTTGCAATCAATGCAACACAGACTGTGGGTGGGGCTTTCTTGGTGAGCAACAGCACTGCTGGTGGTTCAACAGGTACTTTGTTCTCCGCTGCTGACTTCCAGTCTCCCGGCGACCGAAGCGTGGTTTCTGGCGACACACTAAACGTTACTTATACCTTCTCGCTGGCTGGTTAATAAGGCGAGCAATGGCTAACGCGATCTACCCAAAATATAAAGAAGCGGTTATCCAGAGCAGCGCGAATTCGTCGCTGACCGGCACCGTGAAGGTTGCGCTGGTCGATACTGGGGTCTACGTCTATAACGCCGCGCATGAATTTTTAACTTCACTTACAGGCGTGGTTGGAACCGCTCAAACCATTGGCGCAACTAAAACTTACACTAATGGCGTGTTTGATGGTGGTGATGTGACGTATACAGCGGTAACAGGGAACTCGGCTGAAGCACTTGTAATTTATATTGATACTGGTTCGTCCAGCACTTCCAGACTGGTTGCATACCTTGATACCGGAATTACTGGTTTGCCTGTTACGCCTAACGGCGGAGATATCAATATAATCTGGAATGCCAGCGGAATTTTTGCACTTTAAAGGTAAATCACATGGCCGTTTCGCTTAAACACAACTTTGTTTCCGCCAAGGCAGATGGGCCAGACCTCACGCTAGTTCAGCCAAGCAATTGGAACTCTGAACATAGCCTGACCATAGCCACGGGAACGTTGCTTGGGCGCACTACCGCTGGAACTGGGTTGGCCGAAGAGATTACGGTTGGTACTGGACTTTCACTGACCGCTGGCACACTATCTGGGGTTGGCGCGGCCCCAAAATCCCTTCTTGATACTTGGATGATTGGAGCAATGTAATGGCACAGAATACCTCGCCTATTTTTCCGCTAATCCCAGAAGTAACGTGGGTTAGCGGTGCTGCGGCTAATTCTGCGACTCCGGGCGTTACGGCTAACACAACCAAAGACCTGACATCTGGAACGATCTATGGGCCGATTTTTACCGCTGAGGCCACAGATGGTTCTCGCTTGGACTTCATCAAGGTTCGTGCGCTTGGCACAAATACTGGAACGGTGATCCGCATATTCATCAATAACGGCTCTGTCACGACCACCGCTGCAAATAACACGCTCTATCTTGAACGCACCTTGTCATCCACCACAGTATCAGAAACCCAAGAACAACCCGACATTATTTTGCCGTTGAATATCAGCCTGCCAGCTAGTTATCGTATATATGCAACATTTGGCACCGCTGTAGCAGCAGGTTTTCACCTGACTGCTGTTGGTGGAGATTATTGATGTTTACGGGCTTTGCATCTGAAAACACTCCTGCAATTCAGGTGTGGGAATGCTCATCGGTTGGGAACGACAAAATTTCTTTAGCTGACGACTGTGCGCCAATACAATTTTTTAAGACAGGTGGAGGCGGCGTAACTGTTTATTTACCGTCTGCTCCGGTTGAAGGGAAAGTTATAACAATTATAAACGCCAGATTTGGTGCGAATTATGTTGCTGTATCTTTACGCGCTTCTGATGTTAGTGGGTCGCTCGCTAATTCTGATGCTTCTATTTATAACGTCACTACCGGACAGACTCTTTCTTTATTTTACTCAAAAAATCTTATTTCTGTTCCGTCGTTTAATAGGGGGCTTAATCATACAGGTTGGGCAACACTAAACATTTCCCCAGCCGCCGCTGCTAATGTAGGGTCTTTTGCACAGGGGTATGGTGCTTATGCAAGCGGGATTCAGTCAATTGCTTTGGGCGGCAACGTAATAGCTTCAGGTAACTATGCTGGCGGGTTTGGTGGCGGCGCTGGTGAAATCGCATTAGCGGAAGCACAGGGCGCAATGTGCGTCGGTGTTGGTAGCGCTAGTGGGAGTTTTTCTGGTTGTTTTTCATCGAGGAATGGCATTTCTAATAGCGCTGGCTCGGTTTTAATCGGCGGAAGATATGGTACTGCTCGATCAATAACTGGGATGTTTGTGACGCCAGCTTCAGATAACCCGCTTGCTGGTGTTAGTAATGGTCTTTCACAAACTTCAACACTTATCTTAGCTCGTCAGACTACTGATGCCACCGCAACAGTTCTAACGAGTAATTCATCTGCCGCAGGGACAACCAACCAAATCATCCTTCCAAACAACAGCGCATACACGTTTCAAGGAACTGTGATTGCCAACGTGACAGGAGGTGGCAACACATCTGGTTGGAAGTTTGAAGGTGTAATCAAGCGAGGCGCTAATGCGGCATCCACTACGCTGGTTGCCGCTGTGACTCCAACAGTAATTGCCCAAGACGCAGGTGCTTCTACATGGGTTGTTGCTATTACGGCAGATACAACCAACGGCGGTATTGCAGTAACCTGCACAGGGCAAGCAGCTACCACAATCCGATGGGTAGCAAAAATTGAAACAACTGAGGTGACTTTCTAATGGCTCTCAAAATTTCTATCCCAACAAGCAGTGTTGGCGTTCCTTTCACGGAAGCCTACGCACGAATCACCAACATTCATGGCAACAAGAATCAGGTGCAATATCAGGTCAGTGTCAGCGCCAACGCCGATGCTCGGCAGGCCAACGCGCAGGAAGTGGCACAACACGCTTTCTATTGCCCAACTCCACAGGGAAACCTGATGGATGGTCTGTATGCCGACTTGAAAATGCAACCGGGCTTTGAGAATGCAAAGGATTGCTAAATGCGTTTCGGCACAGAACCTTGGAGGGCTGATTAATGCTCCCGGTGCTGGGCTGGCGTATCTATCGGGCCGATGGCTCGACGCATTCGTCGTCCACGCACGACATTAAGGATGTTCCTGACGGCATTCAGCTTGTGATTTGGTTTCATCCAACGCCTTACCGAACAATCGACTGCGGTGAAGATATTTACAGCGTGGATGGTCGGATATTAAATGGCGAACTCATGGATACCGACGCTTACTACGCACTGCTTGCGCAGGCCGTGGTTGATGAGGTCTGGCCATGAGTATCTACACGCTATCCGGCGCAAACAGCGACCTTACCGGCGGCGCTGATTTTTCCAAGGCGCTGGTCGAAACTGGCGCAACTAGTACTTCAATATCCTTTTCGATTGCCATTAGCGCAACGGAGACAAGTTACGGATTTACGCCTGCTGGCGACCCCGGAACGCAGGGCGTTACTGGCAATTACACTGTCAAAGTTAACATAACGACCGGCAGTAATAACGGGCGTTTGGCAATCAGTTTAACCCGTGTAAATTCGTCAGGCACAGCACAAAGCACCAGCGCTGCTACGGCAGAGCAAACCACAGCGGCTGGCGTTTTAACTTTTACGCTAACAAGTATTAATCTTGGTACTTGGGCTTCGGGCGACCGTTTGCGTGTGAACTATGTGTTCCGCAATAACAGCACCATGACGGTGGTATCGCTCGTTATAACCACGGGCGGAGCAAATGACACAGTAGACCCGCCGTGGCGAAATCCACAGACGCTAACACCGGGTTTATATACAAACACCAACACGTTCTATGCCGCAACCGTTACTGTTGGTGCGGTAACTCTAACGCCCAATCTATACACAAACACTAACACATTTTATTCAGCATCGGTCAGTCTCGCGGGCGGATTTTATTCGGGCGCGTTTTACGCGGGTGGCTTTTTTACAGAATCGCAGGCAAACATTGTAGATGTTTTTGTTGCCGAAATTGCCACTGGAACAGACTCCGACAGCGCAATACTGACGGCAAAATCCAATGTTTCTGAGGCGGCAACAGGCTCAGAGACTAACAGTGCAAAAATTACTGCCAAGACAACCATTACCGAAACTGCGACGGGCGCTGATCTTGTTTTTGCCAGAGCAACGTTCTTAACTGTTATTTCTGAGTCTTCAACTGCATCCGACTTGATCAGTGCGGCCAAAGCATATCTTGCCGCCGTCTCTGAGACTGCAACAGGCACAGATGTTGTGTCTGCGGCCCAAACATTCAGGACAGTCATTTCCGAAGCGGCAACAGGAACGGACGCCATTTCCGCAATTGCCAGCCTGTTTGCTCAAGTGTCCGAGTCCGCCACAGGTGCTGATTCTTTCTCTGCGCTAGTTAGTCTAACTGGGCAAATCTCTGAGTCTGCCTCGGTTGCTGATGTCGTTGCAGCATTTAAAACTTATTTGGCCGCCATTCTGGAGTCAGCCACGGGTTTGGATAGTGTTTTGGCACGGTATATTGCGCGATCCACCATTACAGAAACAGCCACTGGATCAGATACCGACAGTGCTAGATTTACAGCGCAATCGACAATCAGTGAAACAGCCACTGGATCAGACGCAGATTCGTCAGTCATCAATGTAAATTCCAGTTTGTCTGAAGTTGCTTCTGGCTCTGACACCGTCTTGCCCACATACACCGCTCAACCCAACGTGGTTGAGTCAGCCACTGCCAGCGACACTGATAGCGCCAAGGCTACATTCAAATCTCAAATTGCAGAATCTTCCACCGCTCAAGACATTGTTCGTGGGTTTTTGGTGGCAACAACCCAAATCACCGAGTCGGCCACTGGATCGGATCAGATCAGCGCCCTTTGCACCCTTGCGGCGGCAGTCATTGAGACGGCAACAGGCACAGACGCTATATCGGCCAAGGCAATTTTCCGTGGCATCCTGCTTGAGATTGCCACCCTGACCGATTCGGTCAACGCTCCCGGCTCGACATACAACGCCCCTGTAGTGGAGTTGGCAGTCCTGCTTGACGCTATTTTGGCAAAAGCAACATTCCCAGTCAGTTTAAACGAGATAGCCACAGGAACCGAGACAGTCCAAGCCATCTTTATCCCTTACGCCCAGATTACTGAAACTGCAACCATTACGGATGCGGCGTCGGCCTTGGCTGCCTTTGCTGCTAGGACAGTTGAGTCGGCCTACATTACCGATCAAGTATCTCCTCCCGGCTCAATCTACAACCCTGTGGTTCTGGCAGTTGCCCAGATGCTGGATCAGGTCAGCCCACCCGGAAGTGTTTACAACGCGCCGGTACTAGAGTCAGCAACAATCGCAGACAGCCTAATTGGTGGGTTCCTTTGGATTGATGTTAACGATGACCAAGTGGCCAACTGGAATAATGTCAACAATGTTCAGACAACAACATGGTTGGCAGTAGATGACAGCCAGACAACAAACTGGCAAAATGTCGATAACACGCAGACATCTGGCTGGACAGATGTAAACGATACCCAAACACCGGGTTGGACCCCGATTCTTCCGTAAGGATTTACTATGTCAAGCAGCTTTTCCAATCTTAAATTTGAGCTAATCGGCACGGGCGAGCAGTCCGGTGCGTGGGGTACCACAACCAACTCCAACATTGGAACGGCCATTGAAGAGGCTATTGTTGGCATGGATACTGTGAATTTCGCCACGGATGCCAATAAAACCATTACTTTGACAGACACGACAGCTAGTCAGTCTGCAAGGAACTTTGCTTTAAATTTAACTTCTTCTGGCAGTTTGACTGCGACCCGTACATTGTTTGTACCAGCGATTGAAAAACCATATTTGGTGATTAACAACACGACTGGCGGTCAGTCCATCACAATCAGCAACAGCAGTGGCACAGGCGTAACCATCCCTAATGGACGCCGCGCATTTGTATACAACGATGCCACCAATGTTAAAGCCGCAGAGACAGTGATTTACAGCGCTTTGCTTTCAGGCCAAACTGCCAATAACGTGACAGCTGTTGCCGCCTCTGACATTGATTGCTCCACAGCCACATACTTCACCAAAACAGTGGCAGGCGCTACAACCTTTACTTTTAGTAATCCACCCGCTACAGGAACGGCCTTCGGGTTTACCTTGCAGTTAACTTACACAAGTGGCGCTATTACATGGCCTGCTTCTGTGTACTGGCCTAACAGTGTTGCACCATCTTTTTCTGCGGGAACTAAGGCTTTGTTGATGTTTGTCACTAGCGATGGCGGCACAGTATGGCGGGCTGCTTCTTTGACTGGCTACGCAGCTTAAGGAGTTGGCATGGACATTACGAGCACTCTTCTGGCGGCAGCCAGCGCAGGGGGAACTCAGCCCGGCGTAACATGGACTAGCAATACGCCCAGCCCAGCTCCTGTTGTATATTGGAGAGACTCTGCAACGTCCGGGTCAGTCACTTTACTCCTTGGTACGGGCAATACCATCTCATACAGCACCGACGCAGTTAACTTCAGTCTATACACAATCACACCATCAAACCCCAGTGTTGCGATCACAGGTGTTAGTTATGTCAACTCACAGTTTGTGGCGTTTGGCTCTCTGGGATATATTGCTGTCAGTTCAAACGGATTAACTTGGACGGAGAAGACTGCGCCCGTATCTGCTACGTTAAACGGTGTTGCTGGTGACGGAACCAATATGGTGACGTTTAGTGGCTTCTTCTCATATAAAACAGCAGATAACGGTACGTCTTGGACAACCGGAACAACCATTGGCCCTACTTCAATCCAAAATACAGCAAGGTCTTTGGTATACGCAAGTTCTTTATCTTTGTGGGTAATGAGCGCTAACAGAACGGTGTACTCTAGTACGGATGGCTTGGCTTGGACTAATCGTGGAAACCTTGGTACTAGTAGCTACAATACAGTATCAATTGCGTGGAATGGCTCTAGGTTTGTCTGCGTTGTTTGGAGTAGCATTTTATCATCAGACTATATTTACACCAGCACTGATGGTACAACATGGTCATTAATTGGAAGTTCGGCAAACCGTTTAAACTATGTTGCTTGGGATGGAAGCAGATTTGTTTTTCGCAATATTTATTCTTTTTACGAAAGTGCAAGTGGAACCTCAATGCCAACATTCGTTGGAACTGCGCCGTATAACTTTACATGCTTAAGAAATACAGTCAGCCAATTTAATCTATCTGTTGTAGGTTCAACGTATGTTTTACCCGGTGTGGCTGGGGCAAGCGCCCCGCAATACCCAGTTGCATACACCAGTACAACATTGGCAACCGGCGGGTTTACTGCAACATATTACCCAAGCATTCCGCCCTTCTTTCAGGCAACTGATGCGGCGTATTTTAATTCTTTGTACCTGCTGGCGGGGCCATCATTGTATGGAACTACCAACATCCTTGCTTATTCCAGCTCCAACAAAACTACGTGGACTGCTGGCAATGGATTAAGCGGCACTAGCGCTACGTCAACCTCCAACATTCGTTTTGTTCAATCCCCATCTGCGCTATTGGCCTTTTCCACTGACGGCACTTGTGCTCCAGCGCGTACAACGAACGGAACTACTTGGACAAACCCCAGCGGAGTGAGTAGTTCCAATGCTGCAATTGCTTGGGATGGTTCTAATTTTTTAACTATAAATTTAGCCACAAGCGATGTTAAGTCGTCATCGGACGGTTCAACTTGGACTACCGTTTCTGCGTCTGGGCCATTTGCAGGTTTCGTTGGGTACCTTGTGTCGGATGGCGCATCTTTGTATTACTACAAGTCAGACAGTTCAGCCATGGCTAAATCCAGCGATGGTGGCGTTACATGGATTTATTTCACCCCAACCAATCTTCCTGCAAGCGGCTTGACTGATGTTATTTATGCCAATGGTTTATTTTTGGCTTGCGGTACAAATCCATCAACAGTTACAAATTGCGTGGCATATAGCACTGATGGCGTGAGCTTTACACAAGTCGATGCAAAAGTTTCTGTGGCTTCTAACTTGTATTACAACGGATTTAACTTTGTAGTTGTGTCTCAAACGACTGGTATTGCAACAAGCGCAGATGGTATTAACTGGGTTTTAAGAACCTCCGTAACTTCTCCCGGCGGTGTTGTGTATGCAAATGGCGCGTACTTGGCTGGGGGTTCTATAGGTCAAACAATCACATCGTAGTTTAAACATGATTGATCCGATCACGGCCCTAGCCGGTATTCAGTCCGCAGTAAAACTGATTAAGCAGGCTTCCAAGACCGTGGACGACGTGGCCTCACTTGGGCCGATGCTGGGTAAGTATTTTGATGCCAAGTCAACCGCCGCT